CAATTCTGTACTCATCCTTATCAGCACCAAGGTGCTTAACTAATAAGTTATGGGTTAACCCAAATAAAGAAAAGCTTCCGTACAATCCCATGGGTTGTCCCTTAGTATAACTAAGGACTTCTCCAAAATGGGTTTGCCATGGTGATCTACAAACTCTAGAAAACTCTGATATCCTGGTATAACCCAGGCCCTTGAGTACAGCAAGCTGTAATTCAAGAGGAAAATTATCAGTGGCAGAACTTAGATCAATACTAAACATTTTGTTACCTTGAGATAACTTATCACGGGCCCAATAGGCACCGGATAGTTGATCATGGGTACAATCTGTTTGGATAGATTTAAGAATTCTGTCTAGAGCCTTGTGAAGAGGCCTAAAAGCAACTTGTACACCAGCAGAAGGCACTGCAATTACCCTAGCTTTGTAACCTCTTTCTTGTAGAACACTAATATTTCCAATAGGACGTATTAGTGGATCTGTAGAAGAGTTTACATTCGGAAAACCCATATCTCTAAGGATATCGGCAACCGGACTAGGTGCAATGCAGTCAGTAAGGAAACTTGCCACCCAAGGGTGACTAGTTTTGGAGACTCTACCGGGCATAAATGCCTTTGAAGTCGTCCATCCAGCGAAGCTAAATTCTTCGTGGTAGTTCTTTTGGAACATCTTACTGAAACCTTTTGCTCTTGACTCTAAACCAGAAGCTAAGCGTGTCAAATACCTCTGATCCTCCACGAGTGAAGGACCATTAATATGAGACATTAAGCCTTTCTTCTGGGTATTAGTCAGTTTTGGAGACACAAAGCTTGTAGCATAATTTAGAACAGATAATACCTTAGCCAAACGGCCTGGATTATCTTTATGCTTAAGTCCATATCTAAATATGGATCTGAAGGCTCCCTTTGGAAGCCCTCCTCTGTGTGCAACCCACTTCCAAGTGGGTTCCTGGTTAGTCAGAAGCTGAATAAACAACACTTTCATGTGTTTCAGTCTACTGACCGTCCACTCCTCACCATTGTTAGAGATCATTTTCATAATCTCATTATGGAGGTGATGCTCTGCATTAGACAAACCGATTGATTT